CTTACAGACAGAAGTGGAGTTTTGCGGGTGTATCTATTTTGGATTATATCAATCTATATAAGAACTATAACTACGGATTAGAATCATCGTATACTCTAAATCACATTGCTACCAAAGAATTGGGTAGAGGTAAGATTGAGTACGAAGGAAGTTTGGATGATTTGTTTGAAAACGATTTGGAGAAGTTTATTGAATATAACATTGTCGATGTGGACTTGGTTGTATCAATGGATGAGAAACTTCAATTCATTGAATTATGTAGAGCGATTTGCCACGCAGGATTCGTTCCGTATGAAGATTATATGTTTTCATCAAAGTATTTGGAAGGCGCTTGTTTAGCATATCTTAAAACTAAAGGGTTGGTAGCACCAAACAAACCGAAGGATAGGAAAGAGAAGATGCAGGCACTTCGTGATAACAACGAAGAGAAGTTCATTGGAGCTTATGTAAAAGAACCCATCGTTGGAAAGTATGATTGGATTTATGACTTGGACTTAACATCTCTATATCCATCAATCATTATGACCCTAAATATTTCACCTGAAACCAAAATTGGAAAGATTAAAGATTGGGATGCGGAACATTGGGTTAGAGGTGGAAATGATAGGTATACAATTGTAGGTGCAGGTGGTGATACATACGATTACACCAAAGAAGAATTAAAAGATGTAATCAAAGATAGTAATTTAGGAGTTGCTGCAAATGGAGTTTTGTACAATCAGGATAAACCAGGATTGATTGCAGATATTTTGGATACATGGTTTAAACAACGTGTTGAATTCAGAAAGTTGGAGAAGCAATATGGTGAAGCAGGTGATACTGAAAAATACGAATTCTACGCTAAAAGACAGTTGGTACAAAAGATTCTTCTAAACTCAATGTATGGAGTATTAGGATTACCAGCATTCCGTTTTTATGATATTGATAATGCAGAAGCGGTTACTATTACGGGTCAGACTGTAATTAAGAAAACTGCTGAAATGGCTAACATCAAATATAATAAGGAGTTAGGTACGAAAGAAGATTACAATGTGTATATCGATACGGATTCAATCTATATGATGGCAGAACCATTGGTAAAACATCGTTATCCTGAATATAAAACATTTGACCAAAACAGAATGGCTCAAGAGGTTAATATTATAGCCGATGAAACTCAAACTTTTTTGAATTCATTTTATGATTTATTAGCGGAAAGATTCTTCTGTATCCCAAAAGATAAACATAGATTTGAAATTAAAAAAGAATACATCTCTAAAGCAGGATTTTGGGTAGCAAAGAAACGATACGCACAATGGATGATTTTGAAAAATGGTATACCATGTGATAAGCTAGATGTGAAAGGTTTGGATGTTGTTCGTTCATCATTTCCTAAAGCATTTCAGGAGTATATGAGTGGTATGTTAAAGGATATTCTAATGGGAAAAGATAATGATTATGTTGATAAGAAGTTATTGGATTTCAAAAAGAGTATGATGACTTTACCTGTTAATAAAATAGCAAAGGGTGGTGCCATTAAGGAATTAAGTAAATACGATAATGGTAAATGGAGAAAAGATAGTGGATTACAGATTGCTAACTTTGAGAAAGGAACACCCGCACACGTTAAAGCAGGTATATCATACAATCGATTGTTGAAATTCTTTGATTGTCCGTTTAAGCATGAGCCAATTAGAGATGGTGATAAGGTTAAGTGGGTGTATTTAAGACAAAATCCATTAGGATTAGAAACCGTAGCATTTAAGGATTACAATGACCCAAAAGAGATTATGGACTTTGTAGAACAATATGTAGATAGAGATATGATTTTCAAAGCAGAATTGGAAAACAAATTAGATGATTTTTACAAAGCATTGAAGTGGGAAAAAGCATCAACTGAAACACAAACTGCAAAAAAGTTTTTTACATTTTAATTATGGAAAGTTTAAAATTTTGGAAAGTAAAGGGGTTTGATATAGCAAGTTATAAATGGCTATTAGAAGAACGAAAGAATAAAGAAATATTGGGAAATGGGTCCGATACTGGAACGTGTTATTATACATTTAATGAATTAGGATTTAGAGGTGATTCTCCTAAAAAGAAAGGATTGAAAATAATGTCAGTTGGATGTTCTCACACTGAAGGGATAGGTGTACATGATAGACAAACTTGGTCACATTATTTATCTAGAATGATACCAAATGGTGTTGATTTAAATTTAGGTATAAGTGGTAGAAGTAATGATTATATTGCCAGAAGTATTTTAACTTGGGTAGATGAATTAAAACCTTCAATAGTATTGATGATGTACACATATCCTCATAGGAGAGAATTCTACAGAGATAATGGTGATGTAGAACCATACCATCCAAATCCTTGGGGATATTTCGATGAAGAAAAAGAAGGTAGAATGATATGGGCTAATAAGATTGCATCATCAAATGATGAAGAAGATTTTATAAATTGGTATAAAAATCACCAATTAATAACTTATTATTTGAAATCAAAACAAATTCCATTTATTTGGAATGGTACATTTGTTGGAACGGATTATACCGATGAAAGTAGATTTGATGGTAATTATCCAAATTTCACAGATAGTCACACACATGCAACAGCACTTCAAAATGAAGAATACGCAAAAAATCTACACAAATATATTAAAGAAAATTTTGAAATATAAAAAAAATAAACTAAATTACGAAAAATAAATTATATACAATGAAAAAGCAGTTAGAATTATTTCCGGAAGAGAAATTACAAAATCAAGATGCAGGTAGTATTGGTGCATCTGAAGCAACTCCAATCGTAGATGTAGAATGGTGTTTTCAATTTTTTAATAATGAGCCTATAGTGTTTGCATGGTCAGATGAAAATTCAGAACCATCACCATTAACATTACGAATTCAACCAATAGAAGGGCAGGGATTGAATTTTCAACAAAATGGAATGCAGTTCACAATATTTCCAAGACCGATTTCAGAAGAATCAAAATTAGAGAGAGAAAAATCTAAAGAAAATAACTAATTATTATGAGCTTTTTTCAAAACGATATTAGTAAAAGAGAGCATAGTTTGTGGGTGGAGAAATACCGTCCACAAACACTTTCCGAATATGTAGGAAATGAAACCGTAAAGGAAACCATTCAGCAGTATTTGGATAATAATGATATTCCACATTTGTTATTACATGGTAAAGCAGGAACTGGTAAAACCACACTTGCAAAACTAATTGTAAATACAATCAAATGTGATAGTATGATTAGCAACGCATCGGATGAGAACAACGTAGATACGGTTCGTAATAAGGTGAAGAACTTTGCATCCTCAATGGGATTCGCAGGATTTAAGATTATCATTTTGGATGAGTTTGATTATATGACTCCAAACGCACAGGCAATCTTGCGTAACTTAATGGAGACATTCTCTAAACATTGTAGATTTATTCTAACCTGCAACTACCACGAAAAGATTATTGACCCAATCAAAAGTAGATGCCAAACATTTGCAATCACACCACCTACAAAGAAAGATGTTGCAATTCAGGTGACTAGAATTTTAGATGCTGAAAAAATCAAATACGATGTTAAGAATGTTGCTGATATTATCAGTTCATATTATCCTGATATTCGTAGAATCTTAAATACTTGCCAATTACAATCTGCAAAAGGAGAGTTGAAAGTAGACCATCAAATTATGGTGGAATCTAATTTTCAAACAAAGTTAGTAGATTTGTTAAAAGCAAATGATGACAAGAGAAATATGTTTATGAATATCAGACAAGCAGTTGCTGATAATAGATTAAACGATTATTCAGAAATGTATTCTATGTTATATAGTAGAGTTGATGAATACGCAGCAGGTAATACTGCCAATGTAATCTTAACCATTGCAGAAGGAATATCCAAAGATGCGTTAGTAGTAGATAAGGAAATAGTATTTATGAGTACAATTATTCAAATTTTAAATATTATAAAATAATGGAACAAGGGTTACCAAATGGTGTCAGTCTAAATGATGCGAGAGATATGGTGTGTGAATGTGGAAATAAAACATTTATGCCAGGATATAGATTTAAAAAATTAAGTAAAATAATGACTGGTAATGCACAAGATTCAATCATTCCAATTGAAATGTATCTTTGTACCCAGTGTGGAAAAGCATTGCAAGAGTTATTACCTTTGGAATTGAGAGACACCCCACCATCAATAGTATAATAATGGCAGGAAAAAAACTATTTGACCATATTGCTGCAATCACATCGGAGCAAGACCCAAAGTATTTTGATAAACTTACAGAGGAAGATGTTAAGTCGTGGAGCAACTTTATGATTAACAGATTTCTTTCTATGAAACCAGAATGGGTAGAACT